ATACGTTGTGGATATTTTTCTCTAGCATAAACTCTAAATCTTACATATTCATTATCGTAGAATATATTTTTGTTATTAGCAATTGCTATGTTTATTTCTTCATTAGATACTGTTACAGCGGCTGATGACGTGGTAATGGTACTATCATTCCATTTAAACTCCAAACAAGGTGGATAAATTGTGTTAGTATCTCTTGAGAAAAAGTTAAATGTGTATTCATAACTAGGATCAAATTCAAATGAACCAGTACCAGTTGGTGAAGATGAAGTACTATTCATTATAATGAAACCATTGTTAACAATAGAGCTGCTAGCCCAAGCGTTAACAGTTGATGTCACATTTATATCAATGTCTTTATTTGAAAAGAAATTAAATGATTGAGTAACACCATAAGTAGTATACCAATTAGCACCACCACCATTTGCTAAAAAATAATTAGAAGCTACACCACCTGGTAAACCAGTTATAGTCCAAGCGTTTGTTTGATTAGCACTTCTATACTTCCAACTACATCCATTATTAGGTTCTGGTTGTTCACCATAACGTCCGGTTCCCATGTCCCAACTTTCATATACTGGATTGACATTAATATTGAAGTTGGTTGGAATACCTTCAACGTTAGCGTTGTATAATTTTAAAGATGCAGTATAACCACCTGTTATTTTAGAAATAGCATCAGTAATATCAGTATTACTAAATTGTATCAATACACGGCTAGTAGATGACGAAGGATAAAGGTTAGACATATTCTTAGACAAGTCTAGAATAGAATCTAACCCCGTATTCAACGTGTTATAGTCAGTATAAATTGTTGTATCCTGTGAAGAAAATATTTTGTATACGCCCATTATATTAGTATTATTCTAGTATAAATATGGGCTAAATATAAAATTTAAGCTAACAATGCGTGATATTCTTTAAAGTGTTTTTGACGATCAGGTAAACCAATTGTACCACCATTAACGCATTTAGTAACAGCTAATACAGAAGCGTCAGAAGCATCTTTACATTTTCCTAAGCAGTTCTTACTAAAGAACCAAGCAGCTGATAATAATGGATATTTTGTGGCAACTAAGTCAGGATTAGCAGCTATATCTTCATTGATAGCTTTACCAAATGCTGTGTAGTTATCTTTACCTGTTAATTGGATATAACCACGACCACGGAATTTGTATCCTTCACCTGATGCCTCATTACCATTACCCATTCTATTTGCGTAAACTTTGTTAGCAATTTTTTGTGGTTGTCTTTGATATGCTTCAGCTAATTGAGCTGTTGGAAAATATTTTTTAAATATTCCGTTTAATCCTTTAGTACTGTAATTTAAGTTTTCATTAACTACTTTAAAACCACCTGATTCGTGACCACATTGAGCTAAAAAGTGAGCTAATTCAACTGGTGTATCAATGCCAAATTTTTGCATTACTTCAGGAATCTGGCTAATAACTGAGTCTGGAATGTGTCCTTTTAATTTATCTAATTTCATATTTTAATTTTAATAAGTTACAATTTTACCATAAATATCATCATCAGGGAATCTTACTTCAAAGATCATTGGATCTAATGATGGATAAATAACACCTTGTTTTGTTGCTGATTTTAAGTCATAGCTATAAGTTGAATAATTACCACCTGATAAGTTAGTTAGATCTACTTTAATAACCGATTGAACACCTTTAACAGCGCCTATTAAGTTATATACATCTGAATAAATAATTGGTTGATTAATTTGCCATTTAACTATATTAAAATAGTCTTTTAAAACATTGATACAACTAGATAATACATCTTGTGAGTTATAAGCTGGTAATATAGATATGTCAAAATTAACTTTTATATTAATATAATATGCGTCTTTAATATTAACAGCATCACTCATCATTTTATTATATGATAAGTATGTTTTTAAGTTTTGTTTAACAACATTAGACGCTTGAGTTATATTACCATCAATATTATTTGATAAAATATATACTGAGATTGCTAATGGATTACTGTTAATAAAGTTTTGTCTATCTACATCGTTTGCTACTAAATAATCTTGTGCCACATAAGCTTTACTTATATAACCAAATTTAGCGGGCATAGATAAAGCACGAACTAAATAATCAGCTTTAGTAACATTTCTATTTTGAGTTGGGAAATTAGCTAATGCTTGTAAACGAATTTGTTCTGTTGTCTCACCTGGTCCTCCACCTGATGAAGGGGTTGGATTATTAAATCTAACTGAACCTTGAACTATATTAACAATAGTAGGATCTAAATTATAATTATTAATAACAGTAGAGACATTATCATTTAATCCAATATCGTCTGAAGGTAAATTTGATGTTGAGCCTCCACCTACTAAATAAGATACTGTTAAAGTAGTGTTTGAAGGGGCAACACCATATTCATTTGTATATTGAAAGTTAGATGGATCATAAGCCATATTTAACTTACTAATTCCATCTACTAATCCTATACCTACATTGTCAGGATTAGGAATAATAACTTCATCTGGTGATGAAGTAACTCCACTACCAAATTCTAATATTAAATTATTATCATCATCAAAACGTGTTGTGAAACGTCTATCTACTTTTTTTAAACGTAATAAGAAACGAGCAGCATTATCTTGATTGTAATAATTAGGTTCGTTCACTGGTAAATTAAGTGATTCATCAAATATAGTATCTTGAGCTAAATAAGGTACTTCATACCATGTATTATTACTACTATCTGTTATTTGTAATACTTCAATAATATTTGAATCACTAATAGTAACTGTAGGAAATTGTTCAGGATTACCAAATGTGAACGTTGTTGTTTTAATTTGTCCTGATATTGCTTCTACTTGTTTTTTAAGTAAATAATATTGTGGATTGGTTGTACTTGTATAATATTGATAAACTGTAACATCAGTTGGATCAAATGATGATGAAAATTTAAAATCAACTGAATCTTGAGTTAAGAATGTAATATCAGGATTTGATATTGATTTAATAGTAGAATTTTTATTTACTTTTAAAGCATAACTATAATTTGGATTATAATTAGGAGCTCCATCTGAAGGTATCAATTGAAATATATCTAATATTACAGATGCAGCTGTTGTTACTTTAGGTCTGTAACCTAATGCATAAGCTAAAGCAATGATATTTTTACGTTCTTGAGCGTATAATAATAATGTTTCTTGTAACTGAGTATCTGTATAAAATGATAAAACATCACCTACATAAGCAGCCATTTCTATAAACATATTACCAGGAGCAGATGGACTAAAGTCCATATAACTGTTTTGGAAATATGTTCTAGCATAATTGATTAAGTCTGATTTTAGTGTACTAAAATCCTTATCAAAATATTTTATGTCTGGGTTGTTTGGCATTACTGATTGATTAATGATGTGGTTGATAAATTTATAACTAAATTATCTTGTTGATTATTAATAGAATAATTTATAATAATATTAATCATGTTATTATCTGATAATTTCTTGATATCTATATTTTTTAAAATAATATTAGGCACGTATGCTTTTATTTCTTGTTCTAGTCTAGCTGTTACTGTATCAAATGTAGTATCTGGTTCAAATAAGGATGCTCTTAAATTACCACCAAATGTAGGATTAAACATACGTTCTCCTTTATCTGTTAATATATAATTGATTAAGTTAGATTTAACTTGATCTTTAGTAGTAAATGTTTGGTTAAATACACTATTTCCATTATTAAATAAGATATTAATACCTATACCTCTAGGTTGTCCTGTGTCTTGTGGGTTTAAATGGTATGTTTGTCTTTTTAACATTATATTTGTCCTTTTTCTTTCATTGTTGACATTAATGCGCTAAAATCAGGCACAGAATCTATTTGTACATGAGCTACGTCACTAGAAGGTCTAGCAGATGCTAACATTTGATCTACACTTTCTACTACTTTAGTAGATGATCCTCCTGTATTACCTACACCACCAACCATTCCAAAGTTAGGCACCATTTGAGACGTTCCTTCAATTACAGATCGCCATTCCCCACCGTTTGCTGTCTCGTTTAAAATGTCGTTTAAAACGTTGTTATTAGTGAATGATGTTGGTTTAATAGCTGGTATTGATGTTGGTTTGGTAGATTTAATAGATTCAATTAATGAATTTTTTATGGTAGGTTTTTTACTTTCTACTATAGATTTTTCAGTAATTGGTGTTTCCATTAATAGTTTTAATTCTTCTCTAACTACTTGTTGTACTTCTTCACGTACAACTTGTCGTAAAATTTTAATAAATGTTTCTGATTTCATGTTTATAAATATTTTATTGTCCTAGTATTTGCCTAATTTCATCTAATAATTGAGAATTTGATTGAGTTTTTGTTGGAGCTGTTTGAGCGATTTTTAACATTGTAAATTTATCATACGCGGTTGCTTGAATAGCTCCTGATGGTGTTTTTTCAATTTTAATAATATAACTTTTATTTATGTCTTCATATTCCTCAGTAGAAGTAGAATTATCCACTGATGAATAATCCATTGTGTTATTTAACTCATTACTAT